TGATGGAATGGATTTTAAAACAATGGAAGCATTCGTTTATGACACAATCAATGAGGATCTTAATAGTTATTCTATGACAGAACTGATTGAGGAAGTTGAGAATTATGATCCCGAACTTCTGAAGAGTTAGTGTCACAAACTGGTCGGCTGCCTGACCAGTCGTCAAGGTGGCACATGAAATGGGCACAGGGGCGGAAACCGTGTATTGTAGATGCATGAACAAAACACCTTACACCGACCCTTGCACCCTTGCCCTGATGACCGACATGGAAATCTTAAAAGAGATGATCGCATCAGACCTCTCTCAGTACATGTTGGAGATGATGCCTGATCTGAACGATTGCGTCGATTGGGTATGTGATCGATTCGCACTTGATGCAAGCGATGAACTGATTGATTTCGTTGCTGATTGTCATGATGAGTTCTTCGGTAACTGACACTAACCTCTCTGTTCTTCATTAACACAAACTCATGCGTATTTTCCTCTCTGCCATTGTCATCCTGCTGGGTGCTAATCTGTTGGTTGATTTGTTAGACTCAAACATGATGGAAATGATTGAAGAGCGTAACGAATCATTGGAAAGAGCAATAGAATCCATGTAAGCACTAAATGTCACAAACTGGGCGGCTGCCCGACCAGTTGGACAGGTGGCACACAAAAGACGCACGGTGCCCAAAATGCTCTATTGTACTTTCAGATCAAACAACGACACCAAACATGCGTAAGATCGAACAGCAGATGATCGAAGCAATCCGCAATGACCAGCGTTGGGCAGGTGGCAACACGACGGTCGTTTTGGGTTGGGAGGGCACTTCTGACGTGTATCTCCACGGCAACAGAATCGCCACCATTGGTGAGGATTGGATGCAATTGTTTGACGGTGGGTATCAATCAAAGACAACTAAGTCACGCCTGAATGCGTTACTCTCTGCCTTCGGAATGGACGGTGAGTATGTTTTCCAGAAAAACTTTAAGTGGTTTGTAAACTATCAAGGGTCACCGATTCCTTTCTTTGACGGTATGCGGTTGGCATAGTGGCACACTGCCACCCCAGAACGCCCATCCTACCGACTACAATCCGGATATGCAAAACAAGCACATCGAACACCCCGAAGACCTGATCCTCACGGGGGACCTGACAGTTCTGGACCTGCTGCTGCAGGACGGTTACCTCTCAACCAAAATGGACGGCGCTCCTGCCGTAGTATGGGGAACCAACCCCGCGACTGGTAATTTCTTTGTTGGCACCAAAAGTGTCTTCAACAAAGTAAAAATTAAAATCAACGAATCACATGCGGACATTGATGCAAACCATGAGGGTGAGGTTGCAGACATTCTTCACGCTTGTTTTGATTGGTTGCCTAATACAGGCGGTATTTTCCAAGGTGACTTCATCGGATTCGGTGGGCAAAGTGAATACAAACCCAACACAATCACATATGTCTTTGATGACGTAATCTATCAAAACATCATCATCGCACCCCATACAGTTTACACAGCAGAGAGTGACCTTAGGGATGCAATCGCACAACCTATGAAGTTCACGATCACCGACACATCTTACTGCAAATTTGTCAAACCCGTTGCCCGTATCTTCACAGGCAATTATGACACCTGTGCTGGATCGTTTGCTGACGTTTCTGAACCGATTGAGTTTGCAAAGATGATGGCACAAACTGTAGACTTTGTAGATGATAAGAAAGCAGCAGAGATTAAGAAGAAATTGAATAAGTGTATCAGAGAGAATATCTCCACTGATGACATCGAATTCGACTGTGATTGGAAACTAATTTCATTCTGGAAGTTGGTTAAATCTATCAAGGATGATGCACTCTATCTCTGCCGTAATAACGGACCCCGCTCTTATATTGGAGAGGATGAGATTAGTGCCGAAGGTTATGTCTTCAGCAATGAGTTAGGAACAATCAAGTTGGTTAATCGTGAGCGGTTCAGTTATGCTAACTTCAACAACACTAAGTTTCAACAATCCGTGTGACACCTGGCGAACTGGTCGGGAGGGGGTAGACGACCCCTCCTGATGGACTATGATAAGCACAGCAAACAAACGAACGAACCTCATGACCACTGCAACCGACACCACGTACAACGGTTGGGCAAACTATGAAACCTGGAACGCTGCCCTGTGGATCGGGAACGACGAATTTCTGTACAACACTGCCAAGGCATGCGTGGAGTTCTGCAACGAAGGCGACACCCCTTGGGATAAGTTCGTCCGCTGCATGACTGACGGCATGATCGGTCGCCACCTTGAGAAGACAGGCGACGGCGTTCGCTGGAATGACCCCGCAATCGACGCCGCTGAGATGGTGGAGATGATGACGGATCTCTGAGGGGTTTCCCCCCTCCATGCTATAATTTCAACCAAGCGAACCAACCTCATGACCACTGCAACAATCGACGGCGTTCAATTCAAGGTCACCCGCCTGCCCATTGCACACGGTGCAGCGACTAATCGTTGGGCAAACCGAATCAAAGGAGGCAGCAGCAGGGTCCGCACTGGTGCAGGTTCCCGCTCTGTTAACCAGAGCACCAAGGCGACAGCACTGGGTGACGTTCGTTCGTGACAGCAGCAGTTCCCCCGTCTTAAGGGGGTGCCCCCCCTACGGCGCGTGATGCCCCCCGTATATAAAAACGCCTAACTTCCCTAATCTATAAAGTGTTACGAAAGCGAGCTAAAATTACAGGGCACCATAAAAATTTTTTTCGCTATATAAAAACAAGTGCAAGGTTCACATATATGCAAAAAAATCCCGGAGAAAATATTACCACCATAGAAGTCGATCCAGTAACTGGGGACTACCTTACTACAATTCCAGAATGGATCATCAGTGAGTATGGATGGTATGAAGGCACACAGATTAACTTAGAGGTTGATGGAGATGCAATTATCATCACAGAGGTAAAATAGATTCATTGACACTCACTACATAATATGATATGATACTGACGTAACTACTCTTTCTTATGGCTAAAGGATTTACTGTAAAGGCAAAAACGCCCGTTAAAGAAGCACAGACACCAGAATGGGACTATGAATATGCGAAAGAACTCATTAGAGGCAAGAGCGTAGTCTTCTGTTTACCTGGAAGGGGTGTTTCATATACTTACTTAAAGAATTTCGTTCAACTATGTTTTGATCTTGTACAAGCAGGTGCAAGTATTCAAATCTCACAAGACTACAGTTCCATGGTGAACTTTGCACGATGTAAGTGTTTAGGTGCAAACGTTCTTCGTGGACCAGATCAGAAACCATGGGATGGCAAACTGAAATATGATTATCAGTTGTGGATCGATAGTGATATTGTATTCAATGTAGAAAAGTTCTGGCAACTTGTTCTAATGGAAAAAGATATTGCTGCTGGATGGTATTGTACCGAAGATGGTCAGACTACTTCTGTAGCACACTGGTTGGAAGAAGATGATTTCCGTACCAATGGTGGTGTCATGAATCATGAAACACTTGAGAGTATTGCAAAGCGTCGTAAACCATTCACGGTAGATTACACAGGTTTTGGATGGCTTCTGATTAAAAACGGAGTTTTTGAACATGAAGAAATCAAATACCCATGGTTTGCTCCGAAGATGCAAGTCTTTGAATCTGGTGAAGTACAGGATATGTGTGGAGAAGATGTATCATTCTGTCTCGATGCTATCGCAGCAGGTTTTGAGATTTGGTGTGATCCTCGTATCAGAGTTGGGCACGAGAAAACTCGGGTTATCTGATGGCAGATCGCTACACTGTAAAGAGGGATGGTGAGATCCTTTTTGAGAACATGGACGAAATAGAGTACATGGATCTCATGGAGGATCTGGCAAAAGAATACTACAACACTGGTAGTCCCAAAGCAGGGGACATTGAAACTATTATTATTGGAGAAACAGAATCATGGCAAAAGCAAAAACAGGTCTGACGAATACTGATTTCACCGCCGGAAAACCCAAAAAGTCTCGGCAGGGAAATGGGAAAGGAACTAAATTCGCCGCGTCGTCTCGCAATAGTGCTCGGAAACCTTATCGCGGACAGGGGCGTTGAGTAAGAAACAAGAAATACTTACTTATCTTGCTCCAAGTAAAGTATGTAAAGGTGTTGGTGTTTTTGCATATATTGATATACCCAAAGACACTAATATCTTTCCTATTACAAAAGAGGACGAATGGTTATTTGTTCCTTGGTCTGATGTAACAAAACGTGCTAGTAAGAAAATTAAAGAACTTACCTGTGGATCAAATAAAAAAGGATTTTATACTGATGTAGATATCAATCGTTTTGATATTTCATATTA